GTCACGAAGAGGCAAACTTATTATTGGTAAGAGGAAGTTGACTCCTCTTTCCGGTCACCCGGAAACGAACTCTCAGCCGTTCTATGTTTGTTGGATTGAAAAAACTGGAGGAGGCACCAGCATATTTCTATGATGGATCTTTGCGTGCTTTTCCTGTTCCGCAGAGCGAGGACAAAGGGATCACCTTCACCACGTTTTTGAAATTTTCATGTTAAATTTTTTGTTTTCTTTTAATATTTTCATTAAAAACACAAATTAAAATGCAGATGCAATCTGCGCAACCCACACATCAGCAGTTCCAGCCGACAAATTAGTCAGACCGGTAATGGTGACAGCATTGGCAGACCCAGTACCTGGCGTGTTGCAGAGAAGAACAATCAAGGTCACGGCTGAAGCTGAACTCACAGCCGAGATACTTGTGGCGGACTGATCCTGAACACAAAACTTTGTCGCCAAATTGGACCCGAGGCCAATGGTTGGCAACACAGTCACACCGTTATTCCACTGCATTGAAACCAAAAAGTACCCAACATATGGAAGGATAAAGGTAGTGTTCGTGCCGAGGATGTTCAATGTTGAACCGGCACGCAGCACACCACCGCCAGTTCCGAAAGGTGCGGCTGCCGTAGCAGACGCATTTGGAGCTTCGGATAGGTGCGCGCATAACAAGTTCGCACCCAGCGGTGTAGGAAGCTTCGGTTTTAGCAATCTAACGTGGTAAGAAACCCACAATTCGCCAATGACAGCCGCAGCTTGCATTCCAGTAGTCGCCAACTGGAAATTTCCCAAATCATAAAATCGTTGATCAGCACCAACCGGAACAGACGTGGACCGCACGTACATGTTCGACAGAGCATTCAATCGAGGATCACACTCAATCGGATGGAGTGCGCTCTGTGAAGGAGCACAACTCGTACTGAATTCATACGCTTCCATCTGTTGTTTAGACGCAAAATTAGCATCGAGAGTGTCATAGTTAGTGGCCATGATGACAACACCCAACGCCGTATTGGTAGAATTTAGCGCCGTGGCACTCGTGGATTTGAACTCAAAAACAAGACCGAGCATCTCATATTGTTCAAAATTCACAGCCAGAGCCGAAAGGAACGGAAAGGTTGCAAAGAGTCCGGGATTGATCAAAAAATTCTGCAACGTAAATGCAGTAGATCCCGAAATATCTTGCAAAAACTCACGTTTCGACATGACGATGGAACCATCAGCCGCGCTTTTGAAGCTGGGTGGACCGCCCGACCCCATGATGGAGTTGGACTTGACCTTGTAAGCTCCCATTCCGGTGATACTTCCTAAAATACCACCGGCCGCGCGTCCGAGAAAACCACCAGCCAGACCGCCGATCCCAGGGAACATCATATCTCCGATGATCTGTCCCCCGATACCGCCGACTTCCCCGAGGAGTCCTGGGGCCATCCCTTGAGATTGACGCCGCGCTGCCCTTTTCGGGGCCGCCCGACTCTTGGCCTTTGCAGGCTTTTTCTTCTTGGGAAGGAAGGACCTCTTCCTTTGCGGAATCTTCGGCATTTTCTTTTCGTTGTACTAGTAAACAAGCAGCACAGAAATCACACAAAATTTCTTTTTCTTTCGTCTTTCTAAAACGACAGAACAAACAACTCATACACAATTGTTTTTTAGTACGGCCGAGACACTCGGTAAGGGGGGGTTCGTGGGGCCCCAGAGAAACCATCTCTTCCTGCCCTCAGTCCTCTGCAAACGCTTAGGCATAATCAACTTCACCTAAGCGATGGAACACTGGGTCGAAAAGGAAACCAGGCAACTTATGGACTCCCTGGATCAATCTCTCGACACGCAATATCTCCTCATTGCAGATGCCATATCGCGCACCAATGCTTTCAATAGCAAACTTCCTGTCGACGGAAACCGATGACACTGTCGGTTTGTACCAACCATCTTCAGAGGCGCTTACGACACAGCTCGTCTTTCTACCAAGCTCTTCCAGCTTGTTCAAAAACGGCCCTAGGATAGGATAATCTCTAGGGACTGTTGGCATCGAAGCAGCAATAGCATAGGCAAGGATTGCCAGTCCTTCCTCATAATTCCTGCTGCTGGCGAAACAGCTTATCGGTCTAAGAGTCTTCCCCAACTTCAAAATTTGGGAAGGAAGGGGGAACCATGCGTATGACCCGCACAGATCAAGTAACCACCACCCCTTCAAGAAAGTGAGGGAACAAAAAGAACCAGTCTGGTAACATTTCAAAGTGAACCCAAATTCATAAGCAACCTGAACAGGATCACACTCCGGTCTCTCCAGAACGTCCAACCAAAAACACATGTTGGACATCGAATTGATGACAGTCGTCCAATCAATTCCCGTGGCCATCTCGTATCCACAATCACCATCCACACGCAAGCGCTTCCCAAGAGCTTTATAAGGCATTGAACAGGCGTGGAGTATCAAATCGATAACATGAGGTGGAACCCCGATCATCTTCATCCAAAGACCATGTGCTCGCAAACATTCTTCCCTCTGTGCTTGATCGAAGGCTGAAAAGTCTCCTTCCACATAGGTACTCACGTTCCGCGCACGTCCCTGAAAATTCGTCATTGCTCGGCTGCAAACAGAATCGTCTCCAGACACGGCAATAACATTGTGAAAAGCTATAGCCAATTGTCTTCCAACCTCATTCAATTTCTCTCCCGAATACCCGGCTGCGTAGTAAATTTTGGTTCCAAGCCATGAGCGGCCTTCCCCATCAAATATGGCATGTAAAACATCAGCCACACCACGCGCCATGGGAGCAAATAAAGCATGAAGATTTCCACTGAAAACTACAATTGCTCGTGGTTTAACGGTTAAAACACCGCCCACCACTTTCCACACGATCGTTTCATTCCACTTAACCATGATATCTTTCCGAAACCTCCACGTCCGGCCTAAAACAACATCACTCCAGGCAGCTTCCAGTCGCTTGCCCTTTTCGCCACCCATCGCCGCCGCACAAGCCCCGATGGTCCATTCTTCCACGTTCCAATCCCCTAACATCTTCAACAACCTATCCACAGCTCTCTTCCAATTCTTTGAGAGCACCTCCCGGTTTTGTTCACCGGCAATAGCAACGTGGAGGCGCTGTATTAGCGCAGCCAACAGACATAAATCCGTCTTGGCCGGTTGGTGCAGCATTCCACTCGTTATCAAAACGATTTTAGCATTTTGGTGAATATCTTCATCCTCCAAAAGATGGAACGCCTGCAAAGGTGTACAGGGCATACCGTCGACTTGAATCTTCAAATTGCCCCTACAGACATTGAACGACATTGCTTGCACCTGTTCGGCTGGTACGACGTCTCTCTCGGACAAGACCTCGTAGCCGCTATCATCGCAAACATCCTCAATGCCTTCGGTGCGTTTTTCAATCCAAAGATCAAATCGCCGGCGGTACGCACGGGACGGCCGGTGGGCAATAGCCACGACAAATACACACGTCGCAGCTATCAAAATGTCAACCCACCAACTCGAAATGTCAGCCTCGTTTTGGCTGGCATGGGCACCGAATTTTCTTGCCCCAAACAGGAACACCAATAGTATCGTGGCCATCGCCACTGTCTTTGCCGAAGGAAATGTAAAGCGCGGAAGAGGACTGAAAACCGTGGCTCTAGCATGTACGACCAAATTTTCAGAAACCTGTCCGGCCTGTCGGGCATCATAATACTGTTGGTTTGCGGCTTCCCGACCAGAGAACAACGCAGACAAAGCGGTGTCACACTGGATTTGTTCAGCGACTCGAGGAAACCGTCGCTGCAACGCCAAAAAGACTGGATCTGTTTCAAGGAATTCTCGCACAAATCCCCTGACAGTGTTGGCTGTGTGTCCATTTGGGACAAGATTCACACAGAGAGGTGAGACCTTGGCAGCGGCTCTCACATGTACGCACAAATAGTCGACTTTAGGTTGAAGATACGCATTCCATGTGTGGGGCACCCACGGGTGGTACCAGCTACGGGGAACTGGGACACGTTCCACTATTGCAAAACTCACAGCCGTTTCCTGCAAGCTTTTCGGAATCGTGTCCAAGCTCTCCAAAGCCAGACGCACAACCGTAAATGGACCCATCATACACTCATGGTGGATACTTATACCGTCGACACTCATCATGCGCAACCAGTCAATTGAAGGGTGAGGTGGATAGCAATTGGAAGTGTATTCGTCGGATGAAAAAACAATGAGCCCATCCCTGTTACGATACCACACTCCCTCTACGGTCCTGTAATCTTTCACATCATCAGCCCCGGCCTCGCCATCAAAAATGCGCAAAATTAACCACATTTCTCCTTTTCGCGAATACCGGCACCAACGAATAGCATCCTCAGGAAGGAACGCTCCATTCCGCATTCCCCAATAGATGTCCGTAGCCATTACCAAATCATACGCATCTCCACGCGGGTTTTCACGTGAAGGCGCCTTTCCTGCATCTCCAGGATAGACCTCTTTCGGGCCGAGTGTCACAGTCAACCGACACCCGTCTTCCCCTTCGGGTTGCTCCAATTGCAACTTCTTGCTTCTTTCTCCACCGAAAACATCGAGGACACTAGCAGACCTGAGATACCGGAGAACCGATGACGCCACGTAAAACATCGCCATCTCCCGGGCATAATGCCCGAGCGGATGGTTAGCCTTGACACGCGGCACTTTCGTATGCTTCCAACCCTTGTCTTCCATATACGAAATGGCCTCCTTCTCACTCTCTGATACAAGGATATAATGTTCATCCAAGTACGCCCCCAAGTTACGGTAGATCTTTGGCTGTTCAAGGACTTTTTCTTGAACAACCACGGGGCCGCTAACCCCCGTTGCCTTCGTGAACTCTTTTTTGGCATTTTTCTGGGTCTCATCTTTAGGGTGCCAGAAACGACATTCATCTCTGGAACACTTATCCCTTTCTCGACACTCCCCATGAGCAAACCGACACGCCTTGCGGTCGCATTTGCCTGCCTTAAAATCGTTACACCACTTAGGCATGGTACAAATCCTTTCCAAGAAACCCTGAACGAAGTGTTTCAGAAAAGGAATACAAACTTTGATAATACGCACTGTTCCGAACCAAGGTGTAAGAAATCCAACCTTCAACGGGCAAATAGACCAAAAGTCCACCGGTGTATTCACACTCACTGTAACACCAGCGATGCCCGAACTTGAAAACAGTAAGACCTGACTTAAGAAAAACCAATTCCTCAGAATCAAAAAACGCCAGTTCGAAAACCAGAA